AAAAAAGGGCAACCCAACAGCAACAATTTATGTACGGCCACTAGCAGCACGGTACATTGCACCGTATGAGTTTGGTGGTAAACAATTCCTTGGTAGCAAACCTGCAGATCTGGTGCCAATAAGCGTCAATGCTAACCAATATGGCAACTTGCCACGTAATACCATCAAACGATATTTGAATAGAAAGGATGTGTTTCTTGGTAAGGTCGGTTCGGTTTATGGACTTTGGCAAAGACCAACAGTACAGAAAGGTCGCCGTACAGGTGGGAAGTTAGCAAACAAGACAGGCAAGCTTAGATTGCTCGTTGCATTCACAGAGCCAGTATCCACAAACAAACGCTTAAACTTCGGTAGCAGAGCAAAGGTGGTTGTAGGTCGTAATGTTAAACAAGTGTTTGAAAGACAACTCGCCGCCGCAATTGCATCAGCACGGTAGTTAATCGATGGATTACCATCAGTGTGAGGAAATTATGAAATTTCAGGAAAACTCAATAAAATCAAATAAAGGCACTGATTTGGTGCGTACAAAGGGTCCCTCCCAAGGGGTGTGACAA